AAGTTATTGGATTAACTTTTGCAGTGTGTAATGCATCTCTAGTTGCTTCTGTTAATGAAATTGTTTCAAATTCACCTGTTGCAGAATCAATGTATCCAACTGAACTTGCGTTGTCTACAATACCTCTTCTAGTTCCAGCCGGTGCAAACCATGGGAACCCAATGTTGTCATTGTTTGCCAAGGTTCTTAGTATCATGTGACTTGGAGGAACAATAATCTCATTGCCGCCATTGTCTGTGGTCTTACCTGATGGGTAAAACACTCCAAGATTCTCACTTGCAGATACTAGACCGTCTTCACCATCGCCAGTGGCGTTGGCTGAGTTGTTTGCCCAGTTAGTAACTTCTGTTGCAGTGCCACCTAGTCTAAATGGTGTGTCACCTACAACAAATGCTGTGTTGTTTCTGTCGGTGTTTAAATTGATCATGTTTGAGATCACTTCTGGATATCCAGGACATGCAATCACGTTAAATCCTCTTTGATCTTCTCTGATTGCTTGGTTGGTATCAATCTCTGCTTTCAATTGATTTACAACAACTTGTCTTTGTGCTTTTCTACCAAATGTACCTGCTCCGTTTGAAGCGTTTGTAGACTTGGTTACCCATCTGTCTGGGTAGTATCCAGCAACAGTTTCGTTGTTGAATCGTACGTTACCTAAGCCAGTTGAACCTGAACTTGGGTAAGTTGTTGTTGTAATGTAAGAGTTTCTGTACTCTTTTACGTTGTATCCTGATCTTCTTGTGTTGAACAATAAGATACCTTTTGGATATAACGCTGGATCTGGTGCATCTGGATCTAAGAAGTTGTCACTTAATAGATCTTTGATTGTTGAGGCTGTGCCAGCCCCTGTGTTACCATCTGCTCCTTTGTCTGTAGATGTATGCCATCTTGCATCTGCAAACACTATTCCGTCCTCTGTTGTTTGATCGCTTGTGTCAACAAGTTCGAAAGCCGCTCCTGTAGTTGTTACAGTGACACCATTTGAAGTGTTTGTAGAACTAATCGTTGCAGATGTGTTATATCTATAAATTTTTGGATAGTTTTCTAAGTCCGAAGTGTCAATCCATAAGTCATTGTTTACTAATGGAGTGCCATCTGACTGTGTAGTTGGTTCAGTTGCACTGAATTGTGGACCATTTGGATCTGTTCCTGAGTTAACATTTAAGTAACCTCTGAAACTTGTGCCGTCATGTTCCAAAATATCTGCTTCTAAGTTTGTGTTGTACCATAAAGTACCATTTGCTGGTTCTTCTGTTGGTGCAGATTCTGAAGCAACATAAGATAAACGTTTGAAGTTTGATGCAACAATCGTTGCTGGCAGAGACGTTGAGTCTTCTGTAGCACCTGCTGGTACATCATACAAGTTGTCTATTAAAGTTGCACTGTTGGCTGTGTAAGTTCCATAAGAATGAGCAGTTGCGGCACTAAAGCCTGCGTCTGCTAATGGAGTTCCTGACACATCATACATTCTAAATTCACCACCAAGTTTGTGCTTGATTTCAATTGCACCTTTTAACTGACCTGAATCAATAACTCTTGCTTCAATGTTAGTAAATCCTGCATCTGATATAGAAGCAACAAAGTCTTCTGAGTCAGATAAAGTTGAGTCACCTGGACCAGTCATTGTTACAGTTTTGCTTGATAACGCTGATTGTCCTTTTAATGATTCAGCAATTACAAAAGTTTCACCTTTTACAAAACCTGGATTTGTGTTGTTAGACTGAATTATAGTTGCGCCACCTTCGTATCTGAATACTTGGAAGTCAGCAACTGGTAAAGTTGTGTCTGTGTCATTTACAGCAGTCTGTTCTGTTACATTAAATTGTGTGTACAGTGTGCCTGCTGATATGCTTGTACCACCATTGCTTGGATCTAAGTTATAGATTGCTGTGTGGTTGTTTGCATACAATGGAGCCGCAACAGTTGAGAAACTGTTTGAACTTGCACTGTATAATTTAACAATTAAGTCTGCTCCACTGTTTGGAGATGTTGTTTTAAACCATACAGAACCGTTAGGTCTGTTGTCTTCTGCTGTTTTCCATGTTGGTCTGTTTGAATGTTTTTTCTGTTCAAATGATACACCTTTGTAAGTGCCGGCTGTAATACCAGTCACTGTTAAAATTGTACCTGAACCTACGTTTTCAATAGCAATTGTGTTGGAACCGCCTACTGAATCTCCGTAGTTTGTACCATTGTGATATATTTCTAATTTGCCAGTTGTTGCGTCAACTGCCGCTGTTACACCTGGTATGTTTTTGTTGTTGATTGACGTTGCCAATTGTGCAAAAGTTGTACCTACTAGTGTTACAGTGTCACCGTTGATATTAATTTCGTGTCCATTAACAAGTGTGCCTGATGTTTCAGTACCTTCAATTGTTGGCCAACTAGTGTGCCAACTTGTTGAACCTACTTGTACCCAACTGTTTGTGTCGTTTTTGTAATAAATTGGATTTGTTACAGCAGTGGTGTTTATTGCATAATCACCTTTTGAACCAAAATTAGTTTTTGGTGCTCCTGTAGAAACTCCTCCTACTAGGTCACTTACTTTTGTAATCAAAGTAGGTGTCTTTGCTGTAAAGGCTTGATTGGTCTTAGACCATTCAAAAATTCCGTAAGCAGAACTAGCCAAGTCTAACCAGTATGTGCCGTCGGTTGGATTAGATGAAGGCGCTGATGTGCTTCCAACTAATTCGCTCATGTTTACATTGGCTCTTAAAACAAATGCCTTGTTTGCGATACCTAAGAAAGAGTAAGCCGCTTGTAAACCATATTCGTTTAATTCGTAACCATTTAATGCTCCGCCAGCCGAGTCTGTGTAAAATTTTGGATCACCAAATGTTTCTGTTAATTCTCTTTGTGATGATATTAAAAAAGCCTGATTAGCGTTTGCTGTCTGTGTACCAGACGCAGTGCCATCTCCTGCTCCGTTGCTTTTGTCTTGTCCTGACGCAATTATGATAAGCGGAGTTGTACCTGCATCAGATGGTACGTAAAAACTTTCATTTACTACTGAAACGTTTACTCCTGGACTTGTTAATGTTGCCATGTTTTTTCTCTCCTTATAAGGTCGCTAATGCTATTTATAGGCTTTACGGTAAAATGCCATAAAACAATGGCAAATTTTGGTACCTATATAGGGCACGTAAATACATCATATGAAAAGACCTTTGTGTAATACCTGTCAAAATAAACCCAGAGCATATGCTTATAGAAAGGGTAAAAAAGTATACTACAGAAGTCAGTGTGACAGTTGCATACGTAAAAAAAACAAGAAAAAAACTGGATATGCTCCTAAATGGCAACAGGCAGGATATGTGAAGAAAACAAGATGTGAACTGTGTGCATTTAAAAGTAGTGCCACTGTGCAAATGGATGTGTACCATGTTGATGGCAACAGAAACAATGTGTCTGCTTATAATCTAAAAACTATTTGTGCCAATTGTCAAAGGCTTAAAAGTACTCAGGATTTGGGATGGAAACTTGGGGATCTGGAAGTAGATGGCTAGTCATATCATAAATCTGCTTGTTTAAAGATTCTATGGTATGTGTATTTTCTAAAATGTAATCATAGTCAGTGCCAATCCAATCCCATTCGCTTTGATGTGCACCTTTGTCTATCATAGTTTGTTTGTTGGGTATTTCAGTCCTTTTAACTAACACAATCTTGCCGCCTTTGGCTCTAATCTGCTGTATTTCATTGACAAATCTTGTGTCTGAAATAACTGTATTTGTACCTTTGTATCTAGCCATGCAAGAGTCTACCCAAATGCTGTCTAGCATGTTGCCTCGACACACTTCAGTACCAAAATATTGTAAAACCCAACGTGGAGTTACAGGTTTACCAAAACGTTCACTCCAAAATTTATCAGGTTGTTCTCTCCAATGCCTGCTGGAATCTGTTTTTCCTTCCAACATTTCTCTGTCCCAACCAAAAATACTGGCAGTTGCGTCTTTGAGACTTTTTGCAAAACTATCTCTTACAAAGCCGTGGTGAGATACTAGTCTATTTGCGACTGTATCTTTACCAGAACCAATTAAGCCTACCAAACCTATCAACATAAGTTTTAGTATTTTAACAGTTCTTTATTCTTTTTTCAAGTTCTTTCTTGATTTCTCTTACAGCATTTAACATATGGAAAGTGATACGCCAATTGGGTCCTGCTTTGAGCAGTATTTCAAGTCCTATTGTTAATTGTTTAAGTTGTCTGTAAGATAATTTGGACAAGGATGTAAAATATTTTTTTTGTGCCATAATTAGAGCCTTTCTTTTGCCTGTTTAACAATAATATTTAATGATTTTTAAGGATGAATTATCCTATAACAAAACTATGTGGTGTGCCACCTTCTGCAAAGTTGCCAATTTCTTGATCAAGTCTTTCCATTTCAGCCATACCTGCTTGTTTTAATTCTGCACCATTCAAAGTGGTTCCACCTTGTGGACCTGCTATGGTATTAAATTTTCCTCTTGCTTCGCCCAACATCGTTTTACACACTGCAAGAGTATAATCTCTGATCCATGGTTTGCTGTAGATATCTTTTAACAGAGTGATGTCAGGTCTAAAATTGTCAGTATGCATCAGTATTGTTTCGTTGTCTGCTCTAGGTCTTTGTGTGATTGTCAACTGTTTAGTAGCATTGTCATAATGGAATTGTATAAAACTTCCAAATAATTTTCCCACTAATTCTTGATAACTTGCAAAAGCATAGTAAGTCGCAAGTCCGCCTGTTGCACCTGCTCTCAAAAGATATGTGTTTGTGTATGCCAAATTAAATGGTTCAAATAGTGTACCACCTTCACCACCTTCTGTTCTTGATCCCACTGTTCTTCTAAAAAGTTTTCTTACATTTATAACTTCATCAGGCAAAATATACTTGTTTTGATTTTCTTTCAAAGTTAAAAACGCATAAGATTCTTCCACAGCATTTGATGAACGCTGTCTATATCTATTAATTGCTCTTTGTAGTGCAGTTTCGTAGTGTTTTGGGTCTAATTCAACCTCAATCATGCCCTCACCGAGGTTATTTTTCACATAATCAAACACTTCTTGTTGCATGGTTTGTAGTTCTGACATACTCATATTTATAGACTTTGGCCTAACAATAAATATGTACGCAATGCCACGACTATCAATTTTTAAGCCTGAAAAAGGCAATGATTACAAGTTTTTTGACCGAAACATCAAAGAGATGTTTGTGGTGGGCGGAACTGATCTAAACCTACACAAATACATTGGTCCATATAAACAGGGTGATACTACCAAAGACGGCCCTGCAGGTCCAACTACACCAAATTATGCTTCTAGTGAAATCAATGAAAGAACCATCGAAGATCTACTGTTTTTAGAAAACAGAAATAGAAAGTATGACGACGACATCTACACAATTAGAGGCATCTATAATGTGCAAGATGCAGATTTTAATCTTAGTCAGTTTGGAATGTTTTTACAAAATGACACACTATTTTTGACAGTACATCTAAACGATACAGTTGAAAGACTTGGAAGAAAAATCATGGCAGGAGATGTAATAGAATTTCCGCACATGAAAGATGATTTCAGTTTAGATGCATCAATTCCAATTGCATTAAAAAGATACTATGTTGTGGAAGATGTTAACAGAGCCGCCGAAGGATTTTCACAAACATGGTGGCCTCATCTGCTGAGAGTAAAACTAAAAACACTTGTTGATAGTCAGGAATTTAGAGATATCATTGGTGATGCTGAGACAACAGGTTCTTTAGCAAGTTACATGAGTACATTTAACAAAGAAAAAGAAATCAATGATCAAATTGTTGCACAAGCAGAAGAAGATTCACCTAAAGCAGGTTTCAATTACAAACAATACTATGTGGCTCCAATTGACGAAAGAGGTAATATTAGAACAGATAATGTGAACACCGAACAAGAAAGAGTCAGCAGTGACCAGACTGTAAATGCTGTTATAGACACACCTGCAAGTTCACACTACGGTTTTTATTTGGATGGCGACGGAGTTGCACCAAACGGTTATCCTGCTGGTTTTGGTACAAGTTTTCCAGCATCTGGTGTTGACAAAGGTGACTATTTCCTTAGAACTGATTTCTTGCCAAACAGATTGTTTAGATATGACGGGTTAAGGTGGGTAAAAATTGAAGATAACGTTAGAATAACTAAAACCAACAACGACAGCCGTGCTAATTACAAAACAAAATTTATCAATCAGTCAGGTACAACTACTATCAATGGTTTGACAGTTGAACAAAGACAAGCATTGACTGATGCATTGAAACCAAAGGCTGACAACTAATGCTACATTTTTACGAAGGACAAATAAGAAAATTTCTTACACAATTTATCAGAGTGTTGAGCAATTTTAATGTTGAAACAGGCAAAGGTTCAGATGGTGCAATTAAATTAAGAGCAGTGCCAGTCATGTACGGAGATCTTACAAGACAGGTAGCCAATATTATTAGAAACAACTCTGAAAATGCTTTGCAATATGCTCCAAGAATGAGTGCTTATGTAACTTCTCTTGACTATGACAGAGAAAGAATGCAGAATCCTTATCATATTGAAAAACAGCATTTGAAAGAAAGATCATTTGACGAAACCACAGGTGAATACACAGACAAATTAGGTGCTGGTTACACTGTGGAAAAAGTGATGCCGTCACCTTTTAGATTAAATGTTGCCTGTGATATCTACACCACAAATACCGATCAAAAATTACAAATTTTAGAACAAATTTTATATCTTTTTAATCCTGATTTTGAAATACAAAAGTCAGACAATTACATTGATTGGACAAGTTTAAGTTATATTGAACTGACAGATATAACATTTAGTTCAAGAACTATACCAGTTGGTGCAGATTCAGATATTGATGTTGCAAGTTTAAAATTTTCAATGCCAATTTGGCTGTCACCACCTGTAAAAATATCAAAATTGGGTGTTGTACAAAAAATTATAATGAGCATATATGACGATGACGGTGGCATCACAAAAGGCTTAATAGATGGAGATTTAATTTCAAGAAGTTACATTACGCCAAACAATTTTAATTTATTATTGACAGGAAACCAATTGAGATTGATTGGATCTACTGGTACAAATACTAAAAGTGGTGGTGACGGATTTTACACAGGAGCAAAAGAACCAAGCAATTTTGATCCTCTTGAACCGTTTGGTCCTCCGGTCAACTGGAATGTGTTGTTAAACCAATACGGAAAAATCACAAATGGCACAAGTCAAATAAAACTTACACAAGATGATGGACAAGAAATTGTTGGCACTATAAGCACAACTCCGTTGGATGAAACTATTTTATTATTCAATATTGACTCTGATACTATACCTGCAAACACACTCACATCAGTAGAAAAAATAATTAATCCATTAACTTTCAATCCAGGTACACCAACCAACGGTCAAAGATATCTGGTCACAGGTGATATTGGTGATTCTACAAACACATTTGATGCCACTGCTTGGGGTAATTTGAGAGCAAGTGTTAATGATATAATTCAATATAATTCTTCTACTAGCAAATGGGGTGTGGTGTTTGATGCAAGTAATCCTGATTCCACACAAGAGTTTGTTACAAACAGCAACACTGGAGATCG